CCTGAGTACGACAAGAAAGGTGAACCAACAAGACTGCTTCTTTCGCTGAAAGCATGGGGCGCATCCTCAAAAGCTGACGCAAAGGCAAAAGCTAAAGCTATATCCGACAGGAACAAAGCAAAGGCTGAAGCAGATGACTTATTTAGAGCTGGTTAACGATGTATTGATTCGGTTGCGTGAAACATCAGTCTCAACTGTTTCCGAAACAACTTATTCAAGCCTGATTGGCAAGTTTGTTAATGATGCCAAACGTCAGATTGAAGATGCGTTTTCGTGGAATGTTTTAGGACAAACCATTACAGTCACTACCACCGCATCTACCGCCTCCTATGCAGTGACGGGTGCTGGTCAGAAGTTTCAAGTGATGGATGTGATTAATACCACAAGCAATGTTGGTCTTAAAAACATCAGTTTTGTGGACATGAACCGCAAGCTAAACTTCACGCCACTTGTCAATTCAATCCCAACTGAATTTGCTTTTGACGGTGTTAATGGAAGCTACGACACCAAAGTAAATCTCTATCCAATACCTGATGGCGTATACACAATTAAGTTTGCTTTGACAGTGCCACAAGCCACATTGTCATCAGATGCAACAGTTGTTCTTGTTGCTGACACTCTGGTTGCTCAGAATGCGTATGCAAGAGCATTGGTGGAGCGTGGTGAAGATGGTGGTCTGTCTTCATCTGAGGCATATCAGTTGTACAAAGGAATGTTAGCTGATTACATTGCTTTGGAAGGAACTCGCTATCCTGAGAACCAAGAGTTTGTGCCAATATGAGCCAAGCACTCCAGACTTATTCTCTGACGGCCCCAGGCTTTCAAGGGTTGAACACCCAAGAATCGCCTCTTGATTTGTCACTTGGATTTGCCTTAGTTGCTCAAAATGCAATCATTGACCAGTATGGTCGCATTGGCTCACGCAAGGGATACGCCAAGGTAAATTCATCAAGTGGTGCTTTGGGCGCAAATGATGTGACTGTCATCAATGAGTTGGTGCAAGCAGATGGTACTTTGACTGTTGTGTTTGCTGGCAACTTGAAGTTGTTTAAACTTGATAGCGTCAATGCCGTTTCTGAACTCACTTATGGTGGTGGGGGAACTGCACCAACCATTACCGCTAATGCTTGGCAAACTGCATCTCTAAACAGCATTACATACTTTTTTCAGTCGGGGCATGACCCTCTGATATTTGACCCTGCTGTTTCAACAACGACATTTAGACGGGTATCTGAGAAGACGGGGTATGTTGGCACTGTGCCCAACGCAAACATTGTTATATCTGCTTTTGGTAGATTGTGGGCAGCAAACACCACAACCAACAATGCAACTGTCTTCTTCTCTGATTTGATCTCAGGCCATGTATGGTCTACGGGTACTGCTGGCTCATTGAATGTGAACAATGTGTGGGTAAATGGTGCTGATGAGATTACTGGCCTAGCAGCTCACAATGGATTCTTGTTTATCTTTGGCAAGCGTCAAATATTGATCTATTCTGGTGCTACCTCACCATCAACCATGACTCTTAGCGATACTGTTGAGGGTATTGGTTGCATTGCCAGGGATAGCGTCCAAACAACCAGCACAGACGTTATCTTTCTGTCAAACAGTGGTGTTAGATCACTGATGAGGACTATTCAAGAGAAGTCATCTCCTGAACGTGACTTGTCTAAGAATGTGCGTAATGATTTGATGACTGCTGTTTCTGGTGAAGATGTATCAAATATCAAGGCCATTTATTCCGAAACGAATGCACTGTATTTGTTAAATCTTCCATCATCAAAATTTGTCTATGCGTTTGATACAAAAGGAATCATGCAAAATGGTTCATCAAGGGCAACCATTTGGGACAGTATTGAGCCAACGTCTTTTTGTTCAAGGCGCAATGGTGATTTGTTGCTTGGTAAAAATGGGTATATTGGAAAATACAGTACATATTTAGATGATGCGTCAAGCTATAGGATGGCGTACTACACAAACAATTCTGACCTGGGTGATGTGAATATCACTTCTATCTTGAAGAAGATAAAAGTCATTATTGTTGGCGGTTCTAATCAGTTGGTGACATTAAAGTGGGGATATGATTTCACGGGAAATTATTACTCTGCACAAGTAAACATACCAACCCAAACAACCGCCGAATATGGAACTGCTGAGTATGGTGCAAATGCCACAACAATAGCCTATTACACTTCTGGAGTTGCACTAACAACTGTAGAAACAACTGCATCAAGCAAGGGAAAGATTGTTCAAATAGGCGTTGAAATGGATATAAACAGCAGTCAGTTATCCATTCAAAAGATTGAACTTCAAGCCAAAAATGGCAAGGTCGCATAGGGGAAAAAATGTCTAATTACACACAAACAACGAATTTTGCAACCAAGGATGCACTTGCGTCTGGCAATCCTTTAAAGATTGTTAAAGGTACAGAGATCAACACTGAGTTTGCAAACATTGCAACTGCTGTTGCAACTAAGGCAGACACTGCATCTCCTACCTTTACGGGTACAGTAACAATTCCTACGTTGGCTGTTACAGGCACATCAGCGTTGACAGGTGTAGCCACACTAACTGCCCAACCAATTCTCTCTAGCTTGACAGCATCTAAGCCCGTATTCACAGACGCATCCAAAGGTTTGGTGTCTACGGGCACTTTGGGCGCAGATCAAGGTGGTACAGGGGTTGCAAATAATGCCGCAATGACTGTCACGGGTTCTGGGAACTTTGCTTACACCAGGACTTTGACGGGGGCAACAAACGTCACTTTACCTACAACTGGAACTCTGGCAACACTTGCAGGAACAGAAACATTTACAAACAAAACTCTGACCAGCCCTGTAATTGGTGGAACTCCAACAGGGGTTGGTGTTCTTACGAGTGATACTGCTCAGGCGTCTACCAGCGGTACAAGCATTGACTTCACAAGCATCCCGTCTTGGGTGAAGCGGGTCACGGTGATGTTTCAGGGTGTGAGTTCAAATAGTAGCTCTCTCTGGCTATTACAACTTGGTACTTCTAGCGGGGTAACAACAAGCGGGTATCTTGGTAGAGTTGCAGGAATTTCTGGAAGTGCCTTTTCCGCTCATTCTTCGGGCTTTACTCTTTTAACTGATTCCAGCAACGGAGCTATTCTTCATGGATTTGTACAAGTGGCAACGCTTGGGTCAAATAATTTTGTCATGAATGGCATATTGTCACGGTCTGATGGTAGCAACGTATATATATCGGGTGGCTCACTTGCTCTTGGTGGCACCCTCGACCGAGTTCGTATCACCACAGTCAATGGCACAGATACCTTTGACGCTGGCTCCATCAACATCATGTACGAATGACCATGATTACAGAAGAAGTCACACAAGTCATTGATGGAACATTGGATGACATTGAAAACTTTGACGAAATTTCGTTGGAGCATTGGGAATATTTCAAGAACAAAAAACCAATCTTCAACAAAGAGTATCTTGGCAAGTTGCGTGTTGTGATAGCAAAAGAAGATGACAAAACAATTGGGTATGTGTTTTATGGTTTGTTTCAAAGCCCATACCATGATGAAATCTGGTGTCAGATTGATATGTTCTTTTTGAGTTCATTACACAGAGGCAATGGAATAGGAAAGAGAATGTTTGAACTTGTTGAACAAACAGCAAAAGACAATGGGTGTAAAAGACTTATTTCAAGCTACAACTTGAAAGAGTCTTTAGAAGTGTTTTACGAAAAACTTGGTTTTAATGCTACTCATGTAGCGGTTGCAAAGGAGATTTGAAATGCCATTTTCAGCAGCACTAGTAATGGGAGGTGCATCACTCTTAGGTGGTGTAATGGGTGGCAATGCCTCCCGTGATGCGGCAAATACCTCTGCACGGGCACAACTTGAGGCGGCACGAATTGCTGCTGAAGCGGCAAGGTTTCGTCCTGTTGGAGTAACCACTCGCTTTGGAGCATCTGACTTTGGGTTTGACCCATCTGGGAACCTATCAAGTGCTAGATACTCAGTTAGTCCAGAACTTCAAGCCTATCAAGATAGGTTGATGGGATTGTCTGAAAGAGGATTAGGTCAAGCAGAAGCTGGTGAAGCCATGCTAAGACCTACTCTTGGGGCGGCACAGGGCTTGTTTAAACTTGGTGAAGGCTATTTAAGTCAAACCCCAGAG